CTACCTTTGATACAATCGCAGATGGTTCATATGCAGTATCAAGACCCCTGTACTTCTATGTCAAGAAACAACACATTGGTGTTGTGCCTGGTATCGAAGAATATGTCGATTTATTCATGAGTGACCAAATGATTGGTACAGATGGTGTACTATCAGAACAAGGTCTAATCCCCCCACAATAACTCTAAGGAAACCCACGATTCGCAAGCGATTCGTTCGATTCGTGGGTTTTTCTCATTTTCCCCCCCAAAAAAGTCCAATAAAATCAACGGTTTAAAAAACCCCTTGACTTTGTTCTCAAAACATCGTATAGTGTATATGTAATTGAGAGAAAGGACTTCAAATGACTAATCAAGAAACAATTTTTATCGGTGCTGACAACGGTGGTATTGAGGTTTACAAAGGTGTCGGTAACAAGGTTGGGTTTGCAAAGACCGCTAAGATGCTTGCATATATCCTTGACACCCACAAGATTTACGGTGCAGTGATGTTCACAAGCAGCATGGACTTTGCTGATGAGTATGGGTTTGACCACTATGACGGTGCGAAGAACCTTTGGAATGAAGCTGTTGAGATGAGGGTTTAATTATGGTTGACGTTTTGAATGAGATTGATTTTCTGAAAGATGTTCTTATCGCAATGCGAGAGGGTGCGTCTGATGAGAAACGAATGATGATGAATGCGATTGAGAATCGTATCAAAGTCAAGGAAGACATGGTTGCAGACTTTGAAGCAGAAGTCGCAGCACAACAGACCGCAATGGAAGATGGAGTCAAGGTATGGTAACCCAAGAGGTTAAAGAATTCATGAACGCAGTTTGGGATGCAGAGGTAATCGAAGGTGAGAAGGTCATTGACAAACACCTTGGTTTCGGTGCTGAACCAGACATCAAGTTCATTACCAAGAAAGCAAACGGTGACACAGGATGGTGGAGCGCTAAGAAGATGATGGCGTTGGATGTAGAATGGCAGTAACACATAGAGATGTTGGTAAGTGGGTTGTTCTTAAAGGCAAGACCCGACATGGTAAAAACCGAATCAATCAACATGGTTCAACATGGATGATTGAAGGTGTTTCAACCTTTCAAGGTCAACCAGCGATGCACTTACGTTCTGAGAACAAAACAGACAAAGGTGGATTTGATGGTCGCTGGGTACATCTGAAGGATGACAAAGATTTTGAGTGGTCAAAAACCCCTTGACATCTGTTGTCAAAACAAGTATAATGAATATAGAAAGTGAGGAGAATATTATGGAAACATTGGATTTGAAGGTTCTTGGATTTGAGAATGATGAAGATGCTAACGTCAATGGTACTTGCTACCAAGGTGTTATCAAAACAACTTATGACCAGTTGGTAGAGATTTTCGGTAAACCAACATACACAGAAGCTGACCCATATGAAAAGGTCAATGCAGAGTGGATTATCGAATCGAAAGTCGTTAACAAAGACGAAGATGACGATGATTATTTCTACAAACCATTTACTATTTACAACTGGAAAACTGGTTACATTCCTACTGAAGAGTATGAGTGGCATATCGGTGGTCATGATTTTGAGGCAAAGGAGATTGCAGACGCAATCTTTGAGAACCACATAAATAGTAAATCGGAAGGATAAGATGTTATGGTAACAATTACAACAGCAGTAACAATCACGATGATTGTGACGATGTTCGCTTTCTACTTTGGTCAACACATTGGTAGAAGCGACAAGGTTGAGGTGTTGGTAGATTCTATGCTCACACGTTTGGAAAAGGATGGTTACATCAAAACCAAGAAGAACGATAAAGGTGAGGTAGAATTAATTCCAATAAAAGACTTGACAAATGGGTTGTAATTTTATAGAATGTATTTGAGAGTCGGAATTAAGGTTGGTTGGCCCACTTTGAAAGTTCCAAATATTATGGTGTGGGGATGCAAGTTTCCGACTCTCACTTTAAATTAATAGAGAGGTGAAAATGAAATATATTATGATAACGGCAATTGCGACACTATCCATGTGTACACCAGTTCATGCAATGGAAAATCAAGATTGCAAATATACAAAGACGGTGAACCAGAGTGGTGGTGAAATCGTCAGTTCAACAACTGATTACGATTGTAAGACAACGCCAACGGTTATCGTAAAGGAAAGTGAACCTACCATCGTTTATAGGGATGGTACTACAGTCAGTAGTCCAACAGTAACGACTACGAGAGTTGTGTCATCAACTCCTGTGTATCACAACAATCATTCAAATACAAATAGAACAATTCAAGACCTTGCCAAGATACTTATCTTTAGGGGTGCTCAATCCAAATATATCCATGTCGGAAATATTTCTATTGGTCTTAAAAACAGACAGAACGGCACTTGTTATGCTAATTATGAAACTGGTGGAACGGACTGTTACTAATGTTTAAAATTTTATTTGGAGTTCTGTTGGGAGTAGTTCTCGTCACCTACTACCCAAATATATCAGAAACCGTTGCAGACCTATTTGTTGACAGCGGTGCCCGTGACGCAATCATAGAACAACTTGAAGAGGTGAATTGATTATGATTAAGAATGTAGTTGCAGTTGGTGCCATGGGATTGTTCCTTGGTGCTTGTAGTGCAACAAACCCACTAAGTGGGCCGAATACTGCAAACGTGGAACTAGGTGTTCCGACAGGTGTAGTGAAGTCTGTATATCAATATCAGGCGAATAACGTAAAGGAACAGGTAGCAGAAGTACCAAAGTGGTATACTAAGATGCCTGTGAAAGAAGATGCAATTTATGCTGTAGGAACTGCAAACACACCAGACTTGCAACTCTCAAATGACATTGCGATTTTGAGTGCTAAAACAACTCTTGCTGACAGGATTAATGGTCGTGTCAATTCTGTCACGAAGAGTTTTGTAACGAAGGTTGGTTCGACAGATGCAGATGCATCTATCATCAATGAGATTCAGACTGCAACCAAAAACATCATTGCAGATGTTGATGTTGCTGGTTACAATGTTGCTGAATCAAAAGTAGTGTCAAACGGTACACAGTATCGTGTGTATGTTCTTCTGGAATATTCAGATGAGAATGCACAGAAGATTCTGTTGAACCGACTCAAGAAGGACAGGATGCTGATTACAAAACTCAAAGCAAATGAAGCATTCCAAGAACTTGAGAACGATGTTGAAAATGCGAATAAAGCAGAGTCAGACCGTATTGACCAGATTATTAAAACGGAAACACAATAGGAGGCATAATGCACGTTACAGTAAGAAGAGGTGACGTTAACGGTGCTATTCGTGTTCTCAAAAAGAAACTCATGAAAGAAGGATTCTTTCAAGAATTGAGAAGGAGAGAATCCTTCATGAGTAAAGGTGAGAAGGAACGAAAAGCAAAAGCCGCTGGTAAACGAAGGTGGCAACGAAAACAAGAGAAACTTAAGGCAGAAAGAGGATACTAAAATGCCAAGACGCAAAATGACAGACGAACAGAAGGCAGCCGCTGCTGAACGATTGCGTCTTGCAAGAGAAAAAAGGTTGCGTGAAAACCCACCTAAGTATTCTAATATACACCCATCTGTTTTGGCATTACCAGATGAACATCCATTCTCAAGAGTGATGGTCACAAAGTATATCAAGACCCAGAAGGAACAACTTCCTGCTCTGAGGTCTGCGATACGTCAAAAGGTAAAGGGTGCAATTGCAAAAGAGGCATCATGCAAAGCGTACATTCGACATTGCGAAACGTATTTGCGAAACGGTGATTGGTGCGATGACTTCTATGGTGAGTACCAAGAGAAGCGAGTTAAGTGGGTAACGGTGGTGCCTGCTGGAAGGGTGGATAATGACGGATGAAGAGACACAGACTAACATCGTGCAGTTTCCACGAAAGTATGTCGGAGTGGCACCAAAGGTTACTAACTTTGACGCAATGAAACTAAACAAGGAGTTGCAGTTTGCTGATGAATTGACAGATGGTATTATGGTTTCAATGATACATAATATGGATGATAATGACGTAGAGATTACTGACGGTGCTTTCATTCAAGACATTGCATTTCTGTCAGAAGCATTGAAGGCAACGATTTATAGAGATAGAGGGTTTACTCATCCATTTCAAAATCTGATTGAGTTAATCTCAAATGTGACTTATGATGAAGAAACAAAAAAACATCATGTGGATATGGATATGGAATTGATAAGAGAATTGTCGGAAGACTTTACAGAGGATGATGGCCCAGACAAGGCATAGGTGATTTATGATTTTAGTTGATATGAACCAAGTGACACTTTCTAATCTGATGATACAGATTGGACGAAGCACTGAAGTTGACCCAGACATGGTTCGACACATGGTTCTTAATTCATTAAGGGGTTATCGAACACGGTTCAATGAAGAGTTCGGAGAACTGGTATTATGTTATGATAACAAAAGTAATTGGAGAAGAGAGTATTTCCCCAACTACAAACATGGTAGACGTAAAGACCGAAAAGCATCGACATTAGATTGGGGTTCGATATTCGATACCTTGCATCTAATCAAACAAGAATTACAAGACAACTTTCCATACAAGGTACTAGAAGTAGAGAACGCAGAGGCAGATGATATTATTGCTTCAGTGGTACGGTATGTTTCAGAGTCACCTTCTCATTATGAGAAGGTATTGATTGTATCTGGTGACAAAGATTTTATCCAGTTACAAAAACACAATTTCGTTACACAGTACAGTCCAGTACTGAAGAAGTTCGTTAATGGTATTGACCCAGATGTTTATATCAAGGAACACGTTCTAAAGGGTGACCGTAGTGACGGTGTGCCGAACTTCCTATCACCAGACGATACCTTTGTAAATGAGATGCGTCAGCGTCCTATCTCAAAGAAGAAACTGGCAACATGGATTGATTTAGAACCAGAGGATTTCTGTAACGAAGAGATGTTGAGAAACTATCAACGCAACAGGACACTAATTGATTTGGAATACGCACCCACAGAGATACATCAAGCGTGTGTGGATACCTATCTAAATAGTACAGTAAATGATAGAAGTGGTCTATTAAACTACTTCATTAAATATCGACTAAAAAACCATATGGAAAATATTGGAGACTTTTAAAATGACAGTGAATACATATACACCTCTTATTCATGAGGTGCTGAAGAAAGTTCATAATGCAAAAACTAAAGAAAAGAAGATTTCAATTCTTAGAGAGAATGATAGTGATGCATTGAGAATGATAATTAAGGGTTCATTCGACCCTAACATTGAATGGGTGATTCCAGAAGGCGATGTACCCTACGAAAAGAATGATGCACCAGATGGTACAGAACATACTATTCTCGCACAGGAAGTGAAGAAGATGTTCCACTACATCAAAGGTGGAGATAACCAGACCCCACAATGGAAGAAAGAAAATATGTTCATCCAAATGTTGGAAGGTCTTTCTGCTGGTGAAGCAGAAGTGGTATGTCATGCAAAAGACAAGAAGATGCACCAAGTGTACAAAGGTCTTTCTGCGGCAGTAGTGAAGGAAGCGTTTGGATGGAATGACGAATTTGCTCGTCCATAACTCCTTGACATTCTAGTAGTTTTAGAGTACTATGATTAAAGACTTGGTAATGAGGTTGTTATGAAAAACGGAACTCGACTCCTCTCTCTCTCACTTGAAGAGTTCCGATTCGCAGTGATTTGCTAAAGTCTTTGGGGGTGACCGAATGTCACCCCCATCTTTTTTTATAGACCCTTGATTTTACAGCATTATTTAGTGAAAAAAGTTCTTGACAATGTTATAAAAACATAGTAGCTTGATATTGTAATGATGAGAAAGAGAGTCAATATGAATTACGTTACTGCAAAAGGTGGGAACAGAGTCCAGAGAGAAATCTGTGAGAAAGTTGCCCACTTTATGATTGGTAAACTGATGCCCAGAATGAGAACTCTGGATATTGAAATCAATCTACTGAAACTTACAGGTGACGCTGTTGGTTGGTGTCAGATGAATGATACAAACCGTGAGTTCACCATTGACGTTTCTAAGAACCTAACAATCAAAGAACTGGTCACTACCATTTGTCATGAGATGATTCATGTAAAACAGTATGCCAGAAAAGAGATGAATGACGATTTGGTTGAGAATGGTCAGGCAGTTTGGAGAGGTCGAAAGGTCAATCCTAACACAAAGTATTACGACTTACCTTGGGAGAAGGAAGCGTATCGTCTACAAGACAAATTTGCAAACCTAGTATGGAAAGAGGGGATTATATAATGATGCCAAAAGAAACAAATCAGACTGTTGCAGTCATTCACACAGCGTTTGAGGACAAACCATCCACAGTCGCTTTAGTACACACCAAAGAAGGTATGTCACTCATTGAGAAACTTGAGTATGCATATCGGTGGACACAGAACATTATGGACAGTTGGTCACTGAAGATGCCAATGGACAATAACGATGATGTAACTGTCATGGGTGAGATTGTCGATGGTATGGGATTGCGGTCTACTTCAGTTGGTGACCAGATTTTGGTCGGTACTGAAAAGTATGTGGTCGCACCAATGGGTTTCACAACACTTGATGGAGAACCAGTATGAGCCATCCAGTGAATGATGAAATCAAGGAATCAATTCTTGATGAAGTGGAATCAATGACTATCAGTGAGTTTCAAAATGCGATAGACAAATCTGGAATTTCTGGAAACACTGTCATTGATGAAATGGTAGAGAATCTAGTTGAGTATCTTTTTGAACAGAGGAGTGTGTAATGGCAGTTCGTAAACCTAATGGAGAATATGTGATAGACCTTGATGGAGAAAAGGGTAATGCCTTTTTTCTCTTGGGTACTGCACAGTTGTTATCAAAACAAATGGGTCTTGGTGACAAAGTGACTGAGGAAATGCAGTCTGGTGATTACATCAATCTAATCCAGACGATGAATAAGTATTTCCCATTCATCATATTTGAAACAAACAATGATGAATACTTGGAGGCACTGAATGCTTAAAGAACTTGTTCTAGGAACATTTATGTCGTTAACTCCAACTGCAAGTGCAGACACAGTTCCGACAAAACAACAATTCATGATTGACGAAGCATTCTGTCTTGCACAGAATGTTTACTTTGAAGCACGAAACCAACCACTTGCTGGTCAGATGGCAGTTATCTCTGTTACGGTAAATCGTGTTAATGATAGTCGTTTTCCAAATACTATTTGTGGGGTTGTTTACGAAGGCCCACATCGTCCTAGTTGGAATGACCCAGAAGTTATGATACCTGTAAAGAACCGTTGTCAGTTCAGTTGGTATTGTGATGGATTGTCAGACCGTATTCATGACATGGAAACATTTGATTCCATTTTATCCTTGACATCTGGTGTCGTAGATGGTAGTTATAGAATTGCAGATATTACAGAAGGTGCAACACACTACCATGCAGATTATGTAGAACCAGCATGGGCAAAGACTAAAACAAAAACGATAGAGATTGAAGACCATATCTTTTATCGTTGGGAGGCAACAGAAGAATGAACATTTTCTATTTGAACCATGACCCCAAGACTTGTGCTCAGATGCACAATGACAGTCATTGCAGTAAGATGATTATTGAGTACGCTCAGTTGATGTCTACTGCACATCGTTATCTTGATGGTGAACAATACTATGGTAAGACTGCGAATGGTCGCAAGATTGCACGATGGAAACTGAACAGTGACCTTGAACACGTTCTATACAAAGCGTCACACATCAAACACCCTAGTGGTATT